ACACTACCTGGCGGAACTAACCTAGGAGAAATCGATGACCTTAGATATTTTACTAATAAGCTCGTACGTGGCTTACGAATCCCTAGTTCATACTTACCGACCGGGCCTGATGATGGAAATTCTCAGTATAGTGACGGGAGAGTTGGAACAGCCTATATACAAGAACTAAGATTCAATACATACTGTGAACGCTTACAAAATTTAGTAGCAGAAGAATTTAATCAAGAATTTAAACGATATATGTTAGAAAAAGGAATAAACATTGATACTGCAATGTTTGATCTTAGATTCCAACCACCACAAAACTTTGCAAGTTACAGACAAAGTGAAATTGATAATGCACGTATTCCTACATTTACACAGATGAGTGCAATACCTTACGTTTCAAATAGATTTGCAATGAAACGTTTCTTAGGAATGACAGAAGAAGAGATTGCAGAAAATGAACGTATGTGGAGAGAAGAGAACGACGAAAATCTAACACAGCCAGAAACTGATGCAGCAGGCGAAATGCGTGGTGCAGGAATTAGTTCAGCTGGAATTAGTTCAGACTTAGGTTCAATTGAAGACGAAGCTGATACAACCCCTGATCCGGAGATGGCCGGAGATGAGATGGCAGGTGCTATGCCTGATGCTGGAGGAGCAGCCGCAGCTGAAACTCCAACAACTGATCAAACGATATAAATACTACTATGATACTACGTGAATTATTTTATTATGATAAAGAAACGCTCGAACCTGTAGAGGACGATCGTTATGAAGAACGTGATGACGAGTCTCCTGTAGAAAAAACTGATACACGTAAAACAAGATTAACACTTCGTCAAATTAACAAAGCTCGCAAAGCATCTGAACTACATACAACAGAACAACAAAAAGAATTAGATTTTGTTCGTCAAATGTATGGAGTAGCAGCCAATGCTGACGCGGGTGTTTAATGACAAAAATAGATAAGTCTTTATATTCAAAAGAAGAATGGCATAAGATAAGACAAGAAAGACGTAATGAAAAACGTCTTAAAAATTTATCTAACACAAACAACATTGAAAATTTATCATCTAACGATATTGCTTTTGTAATTGGCAATGGCGTTAGTAGGCTTCCTATTGACCTAGAAAAATTAAAATCTATAGGAAAAGTATATGCGTGTAATGCAGTATACAGAACTTTTCAGCCAGATTTTTTAGTAGCAGTTGATGTAAAAATGATTTTAGAAATCAATAAAGCTGGATTCCAACATAAAAATCAAGTATGGACTAATCCTAATAAATCATATGAACGAATAAAAAATTTAAATTTCTTTAGTCCTAGCAAAGGTTGGTCAAGTGGACCAACAGCATTATGGTTAGCAACACAACATCAATACAAAAAAATATACATATTAGGATTTGATTTTAGAGGATCTAAAGAAGGACGTATGTTTAATAACATATATGCTGACACTGCAAATTATAAAAAATCTACTGACGGAGCAACATTTTTTGGAAATTGGATGCGACAAACCACTAGTGTAATTAAACAAAATACTAATATTGAATACAAAAGAGTAATAGCACCAGATAATTATTGTCCGGAAGAACTAAATAAATTTAACAACTTAGAGAATATTTTTATTGAAGATTTCCAACAAATGTTCAATCTTGCCTAATATTTTTACAAAATAGCCGTTTTTGGCCTATATCTACGTAGTTTTTCGTATAAATAGTAAATACAAATGACAGCCTTACCATAGGTAAACTTTTTATAGGAGAAATACAATGGCAGATCAAAATAAATTTGAAGAAATGCTTGAGCGTCTTATCAACGAAGATAAGAGCGGCGCTGAAGAGCTATTTCACGAGATTGTCGTAGAAAAATCAAGAGATATCTACGAATCATTATTAGAAAACGATTTAGAAGAAGTAGCCGACGAAGAAGTCGACGAAGCAACTGACGAAGAAGTAGATGAAGCTACTGACGAAGAAGTTGACGAAGCTACTGACGAAGAAGTTGACGAGTCAAGCAATGACGAAGAAGTTGACGAGAATTTTGACCTTGATGAATTTGAAGTCGAAGCTGAACCAGAAATGGGCGGCGATCCAGCAGACGATATGATGGGTGACATCGAAGATGCGATGGACGGCGACGAAGAAGGTGACGAAGAAGAAGGTGAAGAAGGCGATGTTGAAGATCGTGTTGAAGACCTAGAAGATGCACTAGATGATCTAAAAGCTGAATTTGAAAAAATGATGGCTGGCGACGAAGGCGGAGATGACGAAGCTGGAGACGATATGGATGCTGGTGATGAAGATGACGATTCAGAAGAAGAGTCATTTAACTTTGGCGAAGCTGAAGAAGACACAGACGAAGCTGTTGAAGAAGCAACTGACGAAGAAGTTGACGAATCAAGAACACCTAAAACTGCTAACGAAGAAATGCGTGAGTATGTTGAAAAAGTAACTGCAACTATGGGCGACAACGGTGCAAACTCGAAGTCAACTGTAGCAGGTGCTAACGATATGGGCGGAGAAGCCGGTAACTTAGTACAAGGTAGTGAAGAAGGTGGACGTACAGCAGATTCTGCAAAAGATGAAACAGCTGGTAACGTAAATGTTCCAGGTGGTAAAGCATCAAAGTCTATGAAAGCACAACCAAAAGGCCACGGCGCTGAGAAAAAAGGCGCAGGCGAAGCTGCTGACAATAAAAAATCAACAGTCGGCAAATAATATTAGGGACTAATAGATGAACAATCTTTTACGAGAGCATTTGACATTCGACCAAGCAAATATGGTTGTTGAGTCTACCGAAAACGCTAAGGGCGGCAAAGACCTTTATATGAAAGGAATCTGCATACAAGGCGGAGTGCGTAATGCAAACCAACGTGTATATCCTGTAAACGAAATAGGTAGGGCTGTCAAAACTCTCAATGATCAGATAGCAGGAGGATATAGTGTTCTCGGTGAAGTTGATCATCCTGAAGGACTTAATATAAACTTAGACCGTGTGTGCCATATGGTCACAGATATGTGGATGGATGGACCAAACGGTTATGGTAAATTAAAAATTCTACCAACACCGATGGGGAACCTAGTACAAACGATGCTTGAAGCAGGCGTAAAACTAGGTGTCTCGTCACGTGGTAGTGGTAATGTAAGTGAAGACGGAAACGGTGAAGTTTCTGAATTTGAAATTATAACGGTAGATGTAGTAGCACAACCAAGTGCTCCTGGAGCCTACCCAACGCCAATATACGAACATTTAATGAATGCTCGTGGCGGAATGCAGGCATACGAATTAGCACAGGCAACAAAACAAGACCCAAAGGCACAAAAGTATCTAAAGGATTCGCTGATTAATATAATCAGTAAACTCCAATAACGAGGAGACAAATATTATGTTGGATGCACTAAAAACACTTTTTGAAAACGATGTAGTTTCAGAAGAAGTGCGCAACGAAATTCAAGAAGCTTGGGACGCGAAACTCAAAGAGAATCGCCATCAAGTAACTGCTGAATTACGTGAAGAATTTGCTCAAAAATATGAGCAAGACAAGTCAACAATGGTTGAAGCCATTGACACACTTGTATCTGAGCGTTTAGCAGAAGAAATTGCTGAATTTGCAGAAGATCGCAAATCATTAGCAGAAGCCCGTGCAAAATATGCAGTAGCACAACGTGAAAACGCTAACCTACTTAAAGGATTTGTTATGGAGACATTAACTAAAGAAGTTAATGAGCTACACGCAGATCAAGTTGCAATGGCTGAAAATTTTGGAAAACTTGAAGAATTTGTTGTCGAAGCACTTGCAAAAGAACTTGCAGAGTTCCACGAAGACAAGAAAGACTTAGCAGAAACAAAAGTACGTTTAGTACGTGAAGCTAAGACACACTTCGCTAAAGTTAAAACTAGCTTTATCGAAAGGAGTGCTAAAGCAGTATCAGAAACAGTTGACAAAGCTCTTAAAGGAGAAATTGGACAACTTAAAGAAGATATTGAAGAAGCACGTCGAAACGATTTTGGTCGTAAACTGTTTGAAGCTTTTGCTTCAGAATATGCAGGAAGCTACCTAAATGAAAATTCAGAAACAGCAAAGCTAATGAAAGTTCTTGATGCTAAAGATCATCAACTTAAAGAAGCTAAAGCGTTTGCATCAAAAGCTAAAACATTAGCAGAAGCTCAGGCAACTGAGAAGAAGCGTTTGATTGAAGCAGCAACACGCAAAGATGTTATGAACGAACTGACTGGCCCGTTAAATTCGGACCAGAAAGAAATTATGATAGATTTACTGGAATCTGTCCAAACGGCAAACTTACGTAAGTCGTTTGGCAAGTACCTACCGGCAGTTATAGACGGTAACACTCCAGCCAAAAAGGCAATATTATCAGAGGCAAAAGAAGTAACAGGCAACCGTGAAGACCATTCACAAACTAACGTTAGTAGACAAGCAGACGAGAAAAACAACTTGATTGATTTTAAACGTCTAGCTGGATTAAATTAAGGAGATAATTATGTCAGAACTACTAGAAAGTCGCTGGCAGGAGACCAAAGGTGCCCTAGTTGAAGGATTAACAGGAAATAAGAAATCTGTTATGGAAGCTACTTTAGAAAATACTCGTAAGTATTTGTCTGAAGCTGCAACAGCTGGTGCTACTTCTGCAGGTAACGTAGCAACACTTAACCGTGTTATTTTACCAGTCATTAGACGTGTAATGCCAACCGTTATTGCTAACGAATTGGTAGGTGTACAACCTATGACAGGACCAGTGGGTCAAATCCACACATTAAGAGTTAGATATGCAGACGCAGTCAACTCAACAAACGGAACAGATACTACAGCAGGCGATGAGGCTCTTAGCCCATTTAAAATTGCTGAAGCCTATTCCGGTGCTTTAGATGACAAAGCAGCAGCAACAAGTGCATTAGAAGGCTCAGCTGGTAACAGACTAAGCATTCAGATCTTGAAGCAAACAGTAGAAGCAAAATCCAGAAAGCTATCAGCTCGTTGGACTTTTGAGTCTGCTCAAGACGCTCAGTCACAGCACGGCATTGACGTTGAAGCAGAAATTATGGCTGCTTTAGCTCAAGAAATTACAGCTGAAATTGATCAGGAAGTATTAGCATCGTTAAGTGCATTAGCACCAACATCAGATACTTACAATCAAGCAGCAGTAAGCGGTACAGCAACATTTGTAGGCGACGAACACGCAGCACTAGCTGTTATGATCAATCGTGCATCAAATGAAATCGCACAGCGTACAAGACGTGGCGCAGGTAACTGGGCAGTTGTGTCTCCACAGGCATTAACTATCCTACAATCTGCTACTACTTCTGCGTTTGCTAGAACAACAGAGGGTTCTTTTGAAGCTCCTACAAACACTAAGTTTGTTGGTACTCTTAACAACGCTATGAAGATCTACGTAAACACATACGCAGCAGATGATTCAGCTGTACTAGTTGGTTATAAGGGTTCAAGTGAATCAGACGCAGCAGCGTTCTATTGCCCATATATCCCGCTAATGAGCTCAGGCGTTGTATTAGACCCAGACACATTCGAACCAGTTGTATCATTTATGACACGTTACGGATATGTTGAGTTAAACAACACTGCATCATCTCTTGGTAACGCCGGTGACTACTTGAATAAAGTAGGAATCAGCAATGTTAGCTTTAGCTAATATAGTTACTTAGATAACGCATTAAAACAGGACCTTAGGGTCCTGTTTTTTTATGACTTTTTTAAAAAAAGTGGTTGACATTGTTTGTAATGATGTTATATTAGTTACATAAGTTAGGCGACGGTCTAAGTTAGATAGTGCAAGGAACGGTGTTGCGTAGCGACACAACTTGGCTAGTAGCTGTAGTGGCAACATATGATTGTAGAGATACAAAGATATGTTTTTGGAAGTAACTATCCGATGCTAGGCTCCTCTGATTTTAGCGAGAGCTACTAGGAGGTTGTTGGTATTCTCAAAGTCCAACCTATCACCCTTATTATTAAAAACTCTTTCGTATCTAACTTTCTTTGATAAATACATATGTCAAATAGTGTGCCGCAAGGCGGACTTATGCTGTTTAACCCGCAGCGTAGCCCATAGAACGGGCATAGGACTACTTTTTATAGGAGAAAAAAAATGGGAAGACCACTAAACAAGAGATTATTCGGAACACCTACAGCAGGCGGATCTGAAATCAAAATAAACTTTCACAATGACACAGCAGTTAAAGAAGGTTATATCGTAAAGCAAGTAGGATCAAAGAAATTTGTATGTGAAGAAATTGGCACAGCAGGTGAATTTACTTGTACGCTAACAACTGGCAAATTACCAGCAGCATTAGCGGCAGGTGAAATGGCTATTTCATTCAAAATGGACGATTCAGAAACATACACAGTAAGTAAAATTGCTGGACGTAAAGTTACGCTATCAGCACCAAGTGCAACAGGTAGTAATGCTTATGATGGCAAAAGTGTTCCGTGGAACTTTGCAACATCTACTACAGATGGCGCAGCACAAGTTGAAGAAGCTGGTGACGACAACACATTAGTCGGAACTGATGACGACGACTTCACAGAAGACGCATAAGGACTAACTTAATGGAACGACCATTAAATGTTTTTTGGAGTTTTTTAAAAAACCTAAAAGACTTAGTAGTTTCAGTAAAGATTGGAAGTGCTGAGGCAATACCTAACGGTGCTGTCTTAGCACAACTTTCTAATTCTACATTTGAGGTCGAAGACAATAAAGGTAACAAAGGAGTTTGTACTTTAGTAGAAAAGCCAGCAACAGAACTTTTGGATAACGAAATGTCTATTTGGGCTTACTGCTTAAACACAAATGCTTTTTTGTTTATTAAAGAAATAATAAACAATATAATGATAGATTTTAAAAATGTAAAACATAACTGGGAAGTTGATAACGATTCAACACAAAGTCTTGTATTACTTAGGATTATATAGATGTCAAAGTATCTTAATATAGACGGAAATTATAAAATATCAGTAACCGACGGCGGTGAAATTCGTCTTGATCCTGGGTCAGCCGGAACTGTTAAAATTATTGGAGACTTGCAAGTTGACGGTGATCAAACAGTTATAAACAGTACTCAGCTAAGTGTTGACGATCCGTTTATTACTGTCAACCAAGACAACTATACCGGTGGACAAGTTACTGGAGATGTTGCAGGAATTCAAATTCACAGAGGCGGAAATGATGCTTTTTGGATATTTGATGAAGGTATAGTTACAGAATCTGCAGGAGCAGGAGCTTTTGTAGGTAGAATCGGTAATGCACAAAACGGAAATATTGTTGGTATTAGAACTACTAGTATCGACACCGGTGGCGCTGATTTAAAATTAATTAATCAAGGTACTGGTGTTGTTGATGTAGCAGGAACTACAGATTACGAAAGGCAAATATTTGAGTATAGCGGAGCTGTTGTTGATTTTACTGCTAATCCTATTATTAAATCAGGATATGAAGATGCACTAGTTAATGCACAAGGTATATCAGACTTTGTTGATGGATTCTTTGTTGGTAAATTCCAGTCAAAAATTGAAAAAGATGATTCGTTTGTTGCTGTACACGATTTAGATGGCGGTGACGCAGTTAGTGCTATTGAATTTACTATTGACGGAAACCCTGCTGCATTTTTCTTCAATGATAGAACAGAATTACAACACATCAGAATACAAGATACTAAAATTGAAACTACATCAAGTAATACTGATTTAATATTAAGTGCAGCTGGTACTGGCAGTGTTAAGTTTGAAGATGTATTACATATTACTAAAGGACCTTATTCAGATGACGACGGTACTGCTGGCGGAGGCTTTCCAAACTTTGGTGTTGATGCTGATATTACCAATCCTGACGCTCCAACAGACGGTCTTAAACTTTATGTTAAAACCGAAGAAGCTGGGGGTACAGCACTATATTTTGTAAATAGTGATACAACACAAGACGAGCTAGTAAGTAGAAACAAAGCTATACTATACGGCTTTATTTTTTAAGAGGAAATGAAATGGCAATAGAATGCACACAAGTAGGCGGCGGAACAACAGCAATATTAACAGTACCAACTGACGGCAGTGCTCCAAACGGTTGGGCTGTAACAGCTATGCTGTTTTGTAATACTGTTACTAACCCGCAAGACGAAATTTATACAGACGGAGGTGATACATATTTAGAAGTACACTTCTGTGCTAGTGGAGCAGCAACAGGTCCGGAAAATTTAGTATTAAATAATATACCAATTCCGGCGGGTGAAACTTTTAGTTTTAATGACGAAAAAATTATTTTATCACCTGGTGATGTTATTAATGCATCAAGTACGTCTCCAACTAATATTACAGCAACAGTAAGTTATATGGCAATCTAATGAGATATATAAGACGACAAACTACAAACACACAAAGTTCTGGAATAGGTCGTGGCGTTCACGTTACTCCTATAGATAAAGAAGTTGTACTTGATAGTAAAAATTCTGTATTAGTTCCTAAAGGGAACACAGCAGATCGTCCACAGTTTCCTAAAAATGGTCATATGCGTTATAATACAGATTATAATAGATTTGAAGTTTACGAAGCCGGAGCCTGGGACGGAGTAAGAAATACTGCACCGTCAAGTAACGCACCTATTACAATACAAAATTTAGGCAACGGTGATGCAAGTGAAACTCTGTTTGGTATTTTAAATAGTGGTGATCAGTTTTATCCTATTCCAACTGCTGCACAAAACATTTTAGTATTTGTTGAAAATGTTTATCAACTACCAATTACAAACTATGACCTAATTCAAAATCCAGCAGGTAAACCAGCAGGTTGGTATATTGAATTTGCATCTCCTGTAGATGCTGGCAAACCAGTAACAGTCCTACATAACTTCGATAAGTAATTCTAATAAATACTGTGTCAAGGAGAATATTGAGTGGCACAAGTAGGTAGAATATCCGGTCCGTTATTAGAAGCAAACTTGTTAAGACAAGGTATTGCCAACGGAACACAAGCCAATGTAAGTTTTAAAAACACTAATAGTGACACAACTCTTTTAAAAGTTGATGTTGTTAATGGACGTATTGGTGTGGATATTGAAGCACCAGCAAACGAAGTTCAAATATCTCAAACAACACAAACAACAAATTTAATTAGTGATACAGCCAGTATCGCTAACTATACAATTTCAAATAATAATATAAATGTAGATAGCGGAAATTTATATTTAAATGCCGACGAGCATATACAATTATCAAATCTTGAAACTGAACAATTTTATATCACTGATAACTATATTTCGACTAAAGACACAAATGCAAATATTGATTTTGCAACTAATGGTACAGGCACAGTTGAAGTACAATCAAATTTAAATGTTACTGGAAATTTATATTCTACTGGCAATATAACACTTGACGGCAACATAACTTTTGGTGACGCAAATACTGACAGTGTAGACTTTAACAGTGATGTAAATTCAAATATTATTCCTGATCAAACAGATACATACGAACTTGGATATGTAACAAAGTCCTGGGACGAACTTTATACAAAACTTGTAAACGGACAAGAAATTAATACATCTACTGTTAGTGTAAACGGAATAGACTTAACTCACAGAGCAGGAAATATAATATATGTTTCTAAAGACGGTGTAGATACAAATGTAGGCGATCATCCAAACGGATCGTTACTAACTATTGAAGAAGCAATAGCAAGAGTTGATTCAAGTACAGCAGGACCAGTAACAATAAGAATTGCTCCAGGAGTATACGAAGAAAATTTACCTTTGGTTATACCTAGTGATGTTTCAGTACAAGGTGTTGATATTAGAAATGTTGTGGTGAAACCTGCGGCAGGTAGTGAAAGCAAGGATGTATTTCACGTTGATGATAACACAACAATTAGTGACTTAACAATTAAAGATTATCAATACGACAGTGGCAATAATACTGGTTATGCATTTAGATTTAGTCCAAACGCAGTAATTACAAACAGAAGTCCTTACATACAAAATGTAACTATAATTACAAAAGGTACACCGTCATTAGATTGGGCTGAAATAGCAACTACATTATTAGGAATAGGAGTTGGTGCAATATCATCAGGTGATATATATGATTTCTTTACTAGTACAAATTCAGCAAGCGGTGATCAGCAAGGAGACTTAACTGGAAACGGTACTATTACTCCAGGCGACGGAACCGCGGCTGTTTATATTAATAGCGACAGAGACAATGCCGAAACAATTTATCCCGGACAAGCAACACATTGGAATGCGATGGAAGTTGCCCTAATAGCTGAATACAACGCAGACCCAACATCATTTGAATCGTTAATTGATACATCAGATCCAAGAGGATTTGCCGCAGGTGATGCTGGTAAAGGTGCTTGGATTGACGGTGCAGAACTAGACAGTGCAAGTATCGAAGCAAGTATGTTATTCCACGCAGCAACATTTATTACCCCAGGTGTTGATGCAATTACAATGACTAATGGTGTAAGAGTTGAATGGTTAAACTCGTTTACATATTTTGCTAATAGAGGATTATACGCGGTTAACGGTTCTACTGGCAGAACTGCATACGGAACTACAAATTATGGTGCAGAAGTTCGATCAATTGGTTCGGCAAGTGTTTATGGCAACTATGGCGCAGTAGTAGACGGTGCAGATACATTAATGTATCTTATTCAACATAACTTTGGATATATTGGTTCTGGAAAATTTGCTGATAACGATGACAGCAGAGCAATACAAAGTCAAGAAGTAACTGAACTTAATAGTGGTAAAATTAATTTTGTAACTACAGATCACACAGGCGGATTTAGAATTGGAGACAATTTCTTTGTAGATTTTAAAACTGGAAATACTACAATTAATATTGATACATTAACCGTAAATCAATTTAATGCATTACGTGTTAACACAGGAGCAGACACTACTGTTATTGACGGAGCGTTTGTTGATACTGGTAATTTAATTCTTGCCAATAACCTTATACAATCTGACAGCGGAGATTTAAATCTAGCAAGTGCAACTGGTAAAATTAATTTACAAGATAATACTGACATAACAGGAAACTTAGGTATCAGCGGTGACTTTAGTTTCGGCGGCGCATTAAACATAGGCGGCGATCAGACAACTGATAGTCTTACATTTAATACA